GTACGCACAAACTACTCAAGCCGCGATTGACCGTGCAACAAAGTTTTGTGCAGAACTTCGTGAGGCTGCTCCAAATGCAACTATTGTTTGGCTCGCTGGTAATCACGAAGAACGAATGCCAAAATATTTGCTTATGAATGCAGCAGCGGCGTATGGTTTAAGAAAAGGAAACATACCTGAATCTTGGCCCGTGTTAAGTGTTCCATACCTTTGTCGTATGGATGAATTTGGTGTTGAGTACCGACCAGGGTATCCAGCATCTGATTTTTGGATTAATGAAAAACTTAGGGTCATTCACGGAGATAGAGTTAAATCATCAGGGTCAACTGCTCACGTATACCTCAACCAAGAGAAGACCTCTGTCATCTACGGACATATTCACAGATGTGAAACGGCGTTTAAAACACGAGAAGATTTTGACGGTCCTCGTACAATAATGGCAGCCTCTCCTGGTTGTCTTGCTCGTATTGACGGAGCAGTACCTTCTACTAGAGGAGGTGTTGACCTTGATGGACGACCACTTGTTAGATATGAAAACTGGCAACAAGGACTAGCAGTGGTTACTTATGAACAAAATGGAGACCATAAATTTTCATATGAACTAATGCCTATATACAATGGTTGGGCTATTTATCATGGTAAAGAATTTATCGTTAAGTAACCATGACTACTATCATTGGTATTCAAGGAGACGGGTTTGCCGTAATTTGTTCTGACTCTCGCGTATCTACATTTGGTGACAATTTTTCACAAATTGGAACTTTACGAGAAGGGTCTAGTAAAGTTTTTCAAAACGGTAAGTATTTGATTGGCGCTGCTGGGGACGTGCGTGCTATTAACATACTTCAACATGTCTTTCAACCACCTGCTCCCTTAGTAAAAGCCAACAAAAAATCGTTAGACCAATTTTTTACGGCTAAGTTTATTCCAGCATTGCGCGAATGTTTTGAAGCCCAAGGATACGCCGTTCCTGAAAGAGAAGATAAAGAACACATTGCAGAACAAGGTTCTTCAGTAATAGTTGCCGTTAACAGCAATATATACGTTGTAGAAAGCGACTATTCATGGTCTTCTGAAGCAACTGGGCTATACGCTTTGGGTTCAGGTTCGTCATATGCTCTAGGAGCATTGCAAGTATTAGTTCGTAACAAAAAAGTAAATAGCCAAATAGCAAAGAACTATGCTCTTCGCGCTTTGGCTATTGCTTCCAAATACGACCCCAACACAGGGTCGCCTTATCATTCATTTGTACAAGGCGAAAAAGTAAGCGTTAAACGACGCAAAAAGGTATAATTAAAACACAACCCTATCAAGGAGATTAAATATGGCTAAGAAAGTTAATGTATCTGAACTCAAAGACGTGGCAACTAAAGGTGGGGCAATTGGTGTCGTTTCGTACCTAATGTCTACATGGGAAGTTGACCCTGCTCTTAACATCGTAGTTTTACCTGCTATTCTGTATGTGCTTAACGTACTTAGCACTAAAATTGGAGACCCTCAAATTGCTAACTTTTTTGCCAAACAAAGTAAAGTTGTTGAGGCTGCAGTTAAAGAAACAGTTGCACGACCAACTGGAGTTGCTAAAATCTCTGCAGTTAAAAAAGGCGATGCAAAGAACAAAAAGAAGTAAGTCACTAAATGGCAATTGATTTTTGGTCCCCGTCTTACAGGGCTGCGTCTAGCGACTTAACCGTTGCTATTAGCCCTCTAGGCTTAGTTGAACTTGCAGACGAAGAGTTTGAAGTTCATGGTCCACGCCTAAACAGGTATTCATCTGCTTGGGCGTGGTACTTGGGACACCATTGGTCGTATCGCCGTGAAATGGGAGAATCCCAATTTTATTTAAACTACGTCCGAACTATGTCGGATTACATTACAAACTTTTGTTTTGGTAAAGGCGTTCAATTTAAAGTTCCTGAACAAAACAATGCAATCATCCCTCACTTGTTAGATGACGTGTGGAGCACCCATAATAACAAGCATAAAGTTTTGTGGGAAATGGGGCAATTGGCTGGAGTTACTGGTGATTGTTTTACCAAAGTAGCGTACGAAGAACCTTTTGTAGATGGTGCTGGTATTCCACACGAAGGTCGTATTAGGGTTATCCCACTTAACCCAGCGCATTGTTTTCCTGAGTATCACCCACATGACCGTGACCGTATCATTAGGTTTAAATTAAAATATCGTTTTTGGGGAACTTCTGCTGAAGGTACTCGCCAAGTTTATACGTTTACAGAAATCCTTACTGATGACAACATTCAACAATTTATTAATGATGAATTGATTGATGAATACCAAAATGCTATCGGAAGCGTTCCTATTGTTCATATTACTAACGTAAGTATCTCTTCGTCACCTTGGGGTCAATCGGATATTTGGGATATTATTCCTTTAAATCGTGAGTTAAATGAAAAGATGGCTGAAGTTTCAGACATTATCAACTATCATGCCGCACCTGTAACAATCATTACTGGAGCAAAAGCAAGCCAACTTGAGCGAGGACCAAAGAAAGTTTGGGCTGGATTACCAAAAGATGCTTCTGTGTTTAACCTTGAATCTCGCGGCGAAATGGCTGGTGCTATTGAATACATAAACATCATTAAACGAACGATGCATGAAATTACAGGCATTCCAGAGGCAGCATTAGGACAATTTCAACCAGTATCTAACACTTCTGGTGTTGCTCTGGCGATTCAGTATCAGCCTTTGATGAACCGTTATCAAATGAAAAAGATTCATTTTTCAAAAGGTCTTGAACGAATCAACGAACTTATTATTCGTACTGCTGCTATGTTCCGACCAGAGATGTTAGTTTATAACCCTCAAAAAGCGGCTAAACCAGAGAAGGATAATTTACTAGAACTTGACCCTCTTGACCCTGTTACCTACAAAACAACATGTCATTGGCCTGACCCACTGCCCGTAGATGTTCTTATTAAACTCAATGAGGTTCAAGCAAAGATGTCGTTGGGCTTAGAGTCTAAGCGTGGCGCCTTGCGTACTTTGGGTGAAGAGTTCCCGAACGAAAAGATGGAAGAAATCTTTGAAGAACTCATGGATGACGCTATTGACCAAGGTGCTTTAACCATGCTTACTTCTCAAATACAGTCCGCAATTATGTTGGCAACAGGTATGTTGCCTAATAATGAAGGTCCTGTTCCTGCGTCGGCTGGGGGGTCTGACGTATCAACAGCAGGAAATTCTCAAGGTTCTATGCCTGGAACGGCTGTAAACCCTGTAGAATCAGACCTGATGAATCAATTGGTTAGCAAGGCTTATGGTGCTAGGTTTGCCCAGCGCCGTAATCCAGACGAAGATTAAACTGTTTATTACCTAAGTCAATATAAGCCCAACTAGAAAGATAAATAACTATGGCAAAGCAAACAGACGACGCTGTTACTATCCTTGCAGAAGCAACAGCAACAATGATGGATGAGTCAGCAAAAGTTACGGGTCAATCTAATAAGACCTTTACTCAAGATGACGTTGAAGGCATTCGCAAACAAGAAAAAGACAAGATGTACAAGCGTCTTGAAGAAGCCGATTTGCGAGCAAAGACAATGGAAGAGCAGTTAAAGGTCATTACTGGAGAGCGAGAAGCGGCTATTAAGAAGGCTGAAGAAACGGCTCTCAAAGAAGCAGAAATTCGTAAACAACGCGAATTTGAAGAGTTGAGCGCAAAAGAACTCCTCCTAAAGCAAGAGACAGAGTTTACAAAGAAAATCAACGATGTTGAGAATGAGTGGAGAAGTCGTCTAGAAGAGATTGAGCGTGACCGTCAAGCACAGGCAGCCCTTTTGGATAAAGAACGACGCCACCAGGAACTCCAAACTTACATCTCTCGCCGCATGCAGGAGGAGCAGGAGAACATCATTCCACAACTCCTTCCTCTGATAACTGGTTATTCTGAGGAAGAGATTGAGTTGCAGATTAACAAGTACAAAGATGCAAGTTCTGCTATTCTTGAAAATGTCCAAAGAGTGCAGTCTGAGTCTCAGACTCGCTTTAAGGCAGTAGGTGTAACATCACCTCCTGTTGGACCAATGGAAACTCAAATGGAACAGCAAACGATTACTGCGGAAGATATCCGCAATATGTCAATGGAACAGTATCAAAAAATGCGTGAGAAACTTTTAAACGCACGTTCTTCAAAGGGTCGTTTTTAACGAACTTTTAAAGAATAAATAAATTAT